TTTTTTTACTTTGATCGCCTGCTTTTTTTAGGCTTCTAGTAGCATCTTTAGATTCATCATCAACTTTATCTAGGCTCTTACTAAGTTGATTGGCTTCTTTTGCTGTTCCATCCAGCCCTTTTTGTGCAGCCTTAGAATCTACTTTTAACACATATTGAACAACTGTATCGCTTGCCATCGTTTTACCTCTGCTATGCGCCTATAATAGCCGATTATAACTAGACTAGCACAGAAGAGATTTTCACCCTATTATATCAATAAGATCAGTCAGTGAGATAGTCGGCTGTACGCCTGTCTTTTTGTATCGCTTTAATAGGCGATTCATGCGGCTCCCTCTGTGCTTTATACACTTTAAGCAGATCATTAAATCGAACCAATCAAGTTTTGCTATTTCACTAGGTAGCGTGCCATACATGCGGGCAATGATATCTATGATATGGAAATAATCCTCACTATCCGCGAAAGGTTTGCAGTCGTTTAACTGCTTCTCCTTGTCCTTTGAGTGCTTTGTCAATTATAGCGGCTCGATCTTCTTTTGAAAGCATCCCAATCCATAACATATTACGTTCAGCGTTCTGCTCTTGCTGCGTCAATACGATTTGAATGCGCTCCCATTTTTCATCTTCGCCTACTCTTTTGGCTTCTGAGACACATTGAGCGATAATGTGATCTTGACTCTGTGCAATTTTTTCTATTTGCTCAGGTCTTATTTTAGATAGCATTCTATAAGCCTGATCGAGTGTATCTTCGTCGGGATCGTCTTGTAATGCCTCGCTCATTTTTTGAAAGCGTCCAATTTCGCCAGTGCTTGCTAACGATTGAAGCAAAAGCGAATTGGCAAGACTTGCCTTTTCAATTTCAGCGGGGGAGAGTATGCGCCCTTTAATCAGCAACTGCCCCGCAAAGATCTCCAGTTCAAACTGACTAACTTGCTGTACTTCTTGTAAAAAATCTTTCAACATAGGATCTCCGTTGTGTGTTGATTCTCTCGATAGTTTAACGGATCGGAAATCATTCATCCCATATTAATTACATTTATTTTGAATTATTTTTTATAAATATGTTGACATATCAAAAGTAATCCTATAATATATAAGTATATTCAAGAACAACACAACAACGGAGCACAAAATGACTATCACACTATCAAAAGAATTTGATTTCTGCAGTTGCAAAGACGTATACATGAACGGCAATCGTATCGGCGATGTAATTAAATACGACGATGGCACATTTGAAATCAGAGTTTCAAAATTACAACGATCAACAACAGGCGGATCAAATACTGTATACACAATGATCAACACAGATAACGAGTCAATGATCATCACTCTTGTATCTAACTTTATCAATCAACACTAAACAACGGAGCAACGACATGAACAGACAACAAGCAAAGCAACTCGGACAGGCGATTGGCTTCTCAATGTGTGGATTGATGACATACTTGATCGGCTGGTCACTGCTTCGAGCACTGGCAAGCACAGCACTCTAAAACAAAAGACCGCCCCCCAACAACAACGGAAAAGGGGAGCGGTCAAAATGTCAAGATACAACAACAGTCTAACAAATTGATTTTACTGTGTCAACAATTAAGGTGTATCGCCATAAAGTGCATTGGCTGATCCGTTCTTGATCTCAATAGTCAATCCTGCATTACTGGCGTTTGCTGTGCCTCTAAATGTGAAGGTTCTTTCAACACGACCAAACGCAGTTATATTGTCGTTATAATCTTCAATTGTAGCATTAGAAAGCGTCATCTTAAAGTGGTGATCTGTATCTGCTGTTCTTGTAAACTGTAACGACACATCGTCCTGGGTACCTGATAAAGATGCATTGTAAAGCGTATTATCAGTTACGTCACAAGTCACAGACATTGTGACTTCTCGCAGGTCTGTGAATACTGGCTCGCCTGTTAGTTTTGATCCGAGTAGATTACGTCGGTCGATAGCGTTTGAAAGTGTCAATTCAAAAGATCGAATATCTAGTGAAGTCGGAGAAAATGAAGATCCAAGACTCAAAGATCCGGCTTCAAAATGGAGCACTTCGTCATGGGCTGGAAAATCGCTTGTGATGTTGGTTGTTCTTGTACCCGCATCTTTACCAATTAGATCAAATGAAATTGTCATTTCTGATCCAGCCTCGGCGCTGATTGTCATAGTATTGACTTTAAGGCCTGTAAATTGCTCCATACTGTTAGCGAGATTTGTTCCTCTTTGAAACTGAATACTCATTGAAGGTAAAGAAGCGGCTGGGGTGTATGTATGAGTGTATGGGGCTGAACTGCCTGAAGAAGCAACAGCACCAAGAGCCGCCTTAATTAAAACGCCAATTCCGTCATAGTATGCAGGTATATCAATCGATCCCCCTGCATTTCTAAATCCTTCGAATGTGCCCGACTGCATGCCGCTTGTAGGCACTGACAAATGCGTTGTGCGCTCTCTTTCTTGAACGATTTGAAGCGTACTGCTAATCATTCTAATGTCTTGATGATTTGAACCTAAACCAGCGCCCCAACTGGCCTCTTCTCCGACTCGGAGAAATGAATTTTGTGCGAATAGAATAGACATAATTGCCCCTATGGTAAAAGATTTATCACTCTTAAAATAGCACGTATTTGGAAGAGTTGTCCTAGTGTTGTAGAGATTTGAATTGCTATAGCGTAATCTGTGCCGCTGTCGCCCGCTTTGAATGTCGCCCTTACGAATCCATTGCCAAGCCTTGTGCTTGCCTCGTCGTAGCGTGCAGTAGAATCCGAGCCGCTTGCGTCATACGAAAACACTTGCACGTAATCAATACCCTCTAAGTCGTTTCGTTCGTTATATGGGCTGATCCGCCTTGCAAAGTTTTGATTTATTAAAAAATAAACGTGTACTTCATCTGTTGATCCTTTAATAAACGATTGCACAGGACTATCCAAAGCGCTTTGACTGGCTTGCTGACTTACTACCCTTGAATGTGGGGAGTCTAGCATTATAAATCCATCTTTTGCGCTGCTAGGCGAAAAACTAGTAGCGTGATCTGTTGTTTCATTTGGCTGAAAATAATACACATAGGCAACAGCAAACGAGTCATCATTTTTTATTTGCAATCCGTCAATCTGAAGCGTTAGGGTTCTAGTGCTGTAGTTTGCGCCTGATTTGCGCCCAAAGGTTGCTTTTACGCCCTCGGAATCTGTTACGACAACATCTTTAAAATCTGAACGGATATTATCCCAAAAATCATCCCAATCGGGCGGCACTTCAAATTCTACATCGATTGAAGTTGTCGAGCCTGATCCACCTGTGGCGTTTATTCCTACTATTTGCCGCCGCCTATATTCTGCATCGTACCAAGTCATTAATCACACTCCTGTCCTGCTTTGAAATGTTACATTGACCTCAATATAACCAATTGCAACATTATCAAGCCCAAATCTATCGCCTTCGACTGATGTAAAATTACAAATTACATTGTCAATCGTTCTTGTTGTATCTGGATTTGCTAAACCCAAAAATCGATCATTTGTAATTTCTTTTATTATGTCGCTAGTAAGATTTAGAACGTTTTTTGTACGATCTTCAAGATTTGAACCACCGCAAAAGCAATAGATTTCGAATCGCCCTTGCATTCTATACGAGGACAAATTTAATCCTTGTTCTGTGCTGTAGTCAATGAATGAGACTGATGCAAAAGGAATTCGCGGAGGATCCAACAGAGCACCAATAATAACGCTGTTACGCATATCAAAGCCACTATAGCCCGATGTAAAATCTGTCGCCGCCTTGCTTTGTAGCGCTTCCAAAACCCTATATATCGTTGCATTAGCCATTATTTACCCTGAAGCAATGCGATTCTTAAAAGCGCATTTAATTTCGGTTCTAATATTTTTCTTTGATCTCTAATACTGCGCCCTAAAAATAAACGTGGTCCAATATAACGAGTCCCAAATTCTATATATTTCGCATACTCTAATTCTTCACCGCCAAATTGCCCGCCTGCCTGAAGGCTTGCCGTGGGCATTCCGTTAACAACTATAAATCGCCCGGCTATACTTTGTCGAAGTCGCCCAGTTTGATTTTTAAATCCTGAATAG